GATCGTCAGCGCCTTCGCCACCGCCCGGCGCGCCAGCACCCTGTTGATCCGCGGCTCGGTCATCGCATGGCCCTCCTGATCAGGCATAGAGCGGCACGGCGTCGAGGCGGTAGACCTCGCGCTCGAGCGCGTCGGCGTTGGTCTTGTAGCGGACCTTCATCGTGCTGCCGGTCTGACCGCTGGTGTCGGCGGTGTAGCGGTGCAGCTGCCGGGCGCCGCTGGTCCAGCTGTCCTCCAAGGTCGCCGTCGCATAGGTCGATCCGTTGTCGATCGACACTTCGATCGTCCGGGTCGGGTCCGCGTCGACCTCGTCCTCCGAGACGTAGACATCGACGACGTCCGGATCGGCCGCGTCGAGGGTGGCGGCCGTCGGAATGAGCGTCATGTCGGTCGGGTCCAGCACCTCGACGACGGCGATCTCGGCGATCGCCTTCTTGGTCGAGGAGCCGTCGGAGATCGTCACATAGTAGCCGCGATAGCCCGTGACGGTGTCAGTCGAATTGATCGTCCGCGTCACGCCGTTGCTGTCGGTGTTGACGTCCTGGCCGAGCAGAGTGCCGCCCGTCAGCCCGCCATCGGTCGTGCCGTAGACCGACAGCGTGACGGTCGGGTTCGATCCCGAGATGAAGCCGACATCGGTGCTGGCCGTGATCGCGAAGCTGTAGAAGCGATGCGCATTCCCGACCCCGTAATCCTTGCCGATCGTGCCGGTCGTCGCGGTCACCGTGGCGCAGGCGGCGATCGCCTGGCTGGTCGTGCCGTCATAGGCGGCGGCCAGCCCGCCATCGCCGCTCATGCTGCCGATATTGGTGCCGGTGGTGCGGTCGAGCGTGGCATTGCCGCCGGTGTTCGCATAGTGGTCGGTGTCGAAGGTCGCGTTGGTCTTGGTCGCGAAATTATCGCTGTCGGCGACGAAGCTGACCACCGGCCCGCGCGTGCCGCCGGTGCTGGTCGCCGCGATCAGCGCCGCCATCGCCATGTCGCGCGCGACCTGGTCGGCCGCCTCCGCCAGCGCCAGCACGTCGGCGACCGTGGCATAGCCCTGGACATAGCTGGCGCTGGCATCGCCCAGCACCACCCGGTCGGTCAGGGTCGGCGTGATCGCGCCGCCGGCCGAGGGCTCGAACACCGGGCCGGGCACGCGCAGATCGTCGATAAGGCTGTTCGTGATCGCCGTCGTCGACGTCGCCAGCCGCACCCGCGCGACCGGCACCTTGCCGGCCGGCACCGCCGGGTCGGACGGGCTGACATTCTCGCTGCCGGTGGCCACCCCCACCGCCCCGGTCAGCCGGTCGATATGGACGATGTCGTAACGCGGGTTGCCGCTGGGCGCCGTGATCGTCGCCGTCGACTGCGCCGCCACCTCGGTTAGGCCGGCATTATGGCCGAAGATGCGGCCGGCATCGACGCGCACGGTCATCGCCGCGACCGTCTCCTGATGCGCCGCGAACAGGCCGGCCAGACCCTGATGCACCTGCGCCGCCGCGTCGAGATTGGCTTTGTAGGCCGACCCCGTCTGGCTGGTGTAGTCCGGCTGGGTAAAGATCGAAACGCCCATGCTTCAGGCTCCCGTCACGTCGATATTGGCCACGCCGCCGACATCGTCGCCGGCGCCGTCGAACACCCGGACCTTGACGCTGGTGGTCGAGACGTCCTCATAGGTGGCATAGCGCGCCGCGCCGGCGGCCGCCTGGGCGGTCACCTGCACCGCCGGCGTCAGATGGAACGGCGCGGCGAAGGTCACCGTGGTGCCGCCGGCGGCGATCGCTTCGTCGCTGAAGCTCTCCGTCCGCTCCTCGACATCCGCCGTCACGGTGAAGCCGCCGATATAGGCCACTCCGGCGCCGGTGTCGGCGACCAGCCGCGCCTTCAGCCGCCGGAAATCCGCCGCACCCACGCCCCAATCCTCGAAGCCGTCATAGCTGCCGGCCTCGTCGCGAGTGTCGATCTGGAATTCGGCGTCGAAGGCGCCGGTCTCGCCCGGGCCGAGCGCGCCGCCGATACTGCCGAACACGCGAACGGCGTTCGCGTCGAAGCCGAGATCGATCTCCGTCGCTTCGAAGGTCGGGCTCGCGACCGGGTCATGCACCATGCTGTCCCAAAGCTGCGCGTCGGTCATGGCCGAGGCCAAGGTGCCGGACTCCGGCACCAGCCGGCCCGACACGTCGTGGCGGATGAAATCGGTTGTCCAGGCGAACACGCCGGCGGCATCCGGCCCGTCGTCGGTGAGCGCGACCAGTTCGGCATTCGTCAGCCGGCGCGGCCAGTAGAAGACCTGACGAAGCAGAACATTCGCCTGCGTTCCAGCCGAGTTCCTGCCAAGAAACAGCTTCGTGAACGAGTCGGCAGGCATGCTGCCGGACGTGTCCGCCCCAACCAAAACGCCGCGCGCGGCGAGAGCGAAATCATCCGCCTGGAAAGCCAGCGCCAGACGGGTCGCCGTCCCGGCAACGAACGGGCCGCCGGCCGCGTCCTGAATATTCGCCTGAGCACTCGACGTAACGACCGCGCCTTGCGGCAGGTTTGTCGCAAAGGTCGCCGCGAGCGCGACATAGTCGGTCAGGGTGCCGGCGTTGTCGTTAAGCGACAGCACCTGCCGGCCTTCGTTGGTAGTCACCTGGTCGAATGTGACTTCGGCGAACAGCGTTCCTTCCGCCTGCACAAACCCGGCGATGCTTGCCGTGTCGAGCGTCGCCACGTCCGCCGCGCGCGTTGCGGCGCTCCCGGCGGTCAGAATGAAGCTGGTGGGATAGGCGCCGTTCTCGCACTGCGCCAGCGTCACGACGCCCGTGACGGTGAAGTCCACCGTCCCACCGCTGGTCACGACGAACGTAACAGGGCTGCCCTCCGTCGCCGTGCCCGCGCCCGTAATCGTTGCCCCGTTGGCCGCGACCTGGACCGAGCCGGCCCCCTTGCACCACAGCGTGTAGGTTCCGGTGCCCAGCGAGGGGCTGGTATGGCTGGCCGGCACGGCGCTGTTCAGAAAGCTGTTCGTGCGGGCACTCTCGATCAGCAGCCCTCTGTCGCCGACGCGCGGCGCGCCGCTGGCGAAGGTCAGCAATTCTCCGGCGCTGTTCTCATAGGTGCCCACCGAAGCACGGGAAAACGATATCCCGGCCGGCAGACCGTCGACCGTGAAGTCATGCGCCAGCGCCGGCAGGCGGCCGTCGATCCAGCCCGGATGCGCTGCCAAGGTGGCGACCACGTCGTTCGCGTTGGTCACCGTGATGTCGAAGGTCGCCGGCGTTTCGCTGAGATTGCCGGAGGTGTCCACCGCGACGATGCCGACCGTCCAGGCCCCCGGCGGGAGCCCGGCATTGGTGATCAGGGTGCCGCGTGTCTTTTGGGTCAGCAGCGTGTTGCTGCGGAAATCCTCGGTGTTGAACCCGCCCTGCGCGGCATAGCGCAGCTCGTAGCCCGACAGGTCCGCATCGGTCACCTCGGGCCAGCGGAATGTCACCACATTGCCGTTCTGCTGCGCCAGCAGGCTGGCGACATCGGCCGGCAGCGCCGTCTTGCCGACCACGACATGGCCGGTCGCGGTCACCCAGGCCGAGCGGATGCCCAGCACATTGGCGGCGCGCACCCGCACGTCATAGGCGACGCCCTCCTCCACCTCCCAGATCGTCGCCCGCTCGGCGCCCGGCAGCACCGTCGGCAGGTCCAGCCAGTCGCTGTCGGCGCCGCGCTTGTACTGCACGCTGTACTGCGACACGAAGGCGTCGGTGCTGTCGGTCCAGTCGGCGAAGATGCGGCTGACGATGGTGCCGTCGGTCTTGCGGAACAGGGCGGTGGTGCCGCTGGTCAGGGTCAGGCTCGTCGGCGCCAGCACCGTGAAGGCGTCCGGCAGCGTCGTCGCCGGCGCCGGGCTCGGCGTCTGTTCCTGCACCTCGGGATCGAAGGCGTAGACGTCGGAATCGCTCTCGCGCAGCACCAGGTCGCAGCCCAGCGCCGGCGCCCCGTCGCTGCCCGAGCGGGCGACGAAGCTCCATTCGCCGATTTCGAAGCTCTTGCCCGACCAGCCATAGCGGGTGTTGTCGATCGACACCGTGTCGTTCGCCTTGACCTTCAGCCCGGCCAGGCTCAGTGGCAGCCGCGCCGTGATCTCGCGGCGGTGCCGGTTCAGCTCGATCGTCGCGATCCGCTGCGCCGTGTTGCTGCGCGGCGTGAACGGCAGGTCGAGCACCCGCCACAGCCGCTCGCCGTCCGCCGTCTCATAGGTGCTGTTGGTCACCGGCGGATAGTCGGTCGGCTGGTCGAAGTTCAGCGGGCTGACATAGACGCCCTGCACCGCATTGAAGCGCTCGCGCATCGGATGCCGCGTGGTCATGCCCACCGGCCCGGCCAGATCGTCCTCGTCATAGGTGACCGTCGGCGTCGACCAGGCGCCGGCGTCGAGGATCCATTCGCCGCCGACGGGAATCACCCGGCCGGCCATCGCCGTGCGCATGTCCTGCAGGATGTCGAAGGGCCGCCGGTCGGTGACCACGACGCCGGCCAGCGCATAGCGCGGCTCGCCGGTCTTGGTCACCGTGATCGTCCCGCTGCCGGCATCCTCGATCGCCACCGGGCTGTGCGCCAGCGCGTTGGCATAGGAGCTGGCGAGCTGGATCCGCACCGCCACGTCGGCGCGCGCCTTCTCACGCAACACGATGGCATAGTAGCTGCCGCTGCCGATGCCGGCCGGCCGGTCGCCGGTGCTGCTGACGATCACCCGGTCGCCGGTCTGGTACGGGCACAGATCGCCCTCGGTGTCGGACAGCTCGAGCGCGCCGCCAGCGACCGGCGAGCCGGTGCCCGGCACCACCGCCGTGACCGTCTCGGCCACCGACTTCGTGGTCACGATCTCGTCGCAGATATTGGCCGCGGCGTTCGCTGCCGCCGCCTGGACGTCTGCCGCGGGCACGCCCATGCCGCCGGCAGCGCGGGTCCGGATCATGTAGTCGCGGATGCACAAGGCCGTGTTCGCCGTGTAGCCGGTCGTCGCGGTGCGCGGATCGACGACGTCGCTCTTGCCGCGCAGCCGGACGCGCAGGTTCGGCACCCGCGTGAACAGGTCCTGGTCGTGCTCGAGGCGCAGATAGATCTTGGTCCGGCCCTTCTGCCGGTGATCGTCGGTCCAGCCGCCGATGCCGACCAGGTCGGCAAAGGGCTGATCCGTCGTGCCGAGGTCCCACTGGATCTTGACCTTGCCGGTATACTTCCCCGCCTCGACCAGTCCGTCGCCGTCCAGCTCGTCGGGATAGATCGGCGTGTCGTCGAGATAGACGGTGTCGATCGCCTGGCAGGGATGGCAGGCCAAGGTGACGACCATATGCAGATACTTGTTCGATTCCGAGGCGGCGATGAAGGTGATCGGCCCCGACTTGCCGACGGACCCATAGACCAGATGCCAGGGCGTGATCGCCTGCCGCACCTGCTGCGTACGCTGCTGCGTGGTCGTGATCGCCCCGGCGAAGCCGGTCATGTCCGGCGTCGGCGGCTTCGGCGCCAGCGCCTGGGAGATCGCGGACATCGCCAGGGAGCCGACAAATCCCACGATGCCCGCCGTCAGGCCGGCCGAGATTCCGAGCACGGCGATACCGGTCGCATAAGCCGATGCCCCCGCCAGCACGGCGGGAATGATCGCGGCGGCCGCTGGCGGCATTACCCGATGCTCCAGGCCTTCAGGACGCTTGGCGCATCCAGGGGCAATGCCTGCAACCCATCCTGTCCAGCCTTCACCGCCTGGCGGCCGGTCAGGTCGACCAGCCCTAGCGCCGGGCCCTCGGCGGTGTCGAGCAGCACCAGGTCGCCACGTTGCGCGAGCGTCACGGGGACGGCCGGCCAGCCATGCGTCGCGCAGATCGCGGCGGCGGCCTCAGCCAGGCCGCCGCCGGCGAAGCGGCGCAGGGCTAAGGTCGCGCCCCGCGCGGTCCGATAGCGGCCGCGGAACGGTGCCGCGCCGTCGATTCCGGTCATGTCGCGAACGGCGTTCGCCGCGAACAGCGCGCAATCATGCTCGCCCCATGAAAAAGGCCGCCCGAGGGCGGCCTTCAGATGCGCATCGAGGCGCCGGTCCCAGTCCCAGCATCTCATCCGGAATATCCCCACTGGTGGCGCACCCGCCGAGTACCCATAATTCGCGCATGGCTGTTGGCAATAGGGGAGACCGTCGCATGTCCCGCATCGTACCGATTGCACTGGCTGTCGCCGTGCTGGCCGGATGTGCGCAGACCGCGGTCGAGGACGCCGGCGGAGGGACCTTCGTCATCAAGTCGGACGTCCCGTCGGCGATGCTGCTCGGGTCCAACCTTGAAATCGCGGATAATTTCAACGCGGCGCGCGTCGATGAAACTTGCCCCAACGGCTTCGTGCGCGTCTCCGAACGCCGTTACGTCGAGGGCGACCGCACCGGCCGGGCGCTGACCATTCGCTGCAACCCGTAGCGCCGTCACGACCGCCCCCAGATGATTTCCTGATCCTGCAGCGACGGCACTTGGTCGAAGCCGAGATCGCCGGCATAGTCCAGCTTCTGCCGCTCCGGCGTGTAAAGCTGCTTGTTGGCGACCTCGAGCGCCGCCAGCCGGTTCTCGGCCAGCAGCGCGAAGTCAGCGGTGTCGCCGGAATCGGTGTGCTCGAGCGTGTCCATCGTGCCGGCGAACACCTTGTAGGGGTCGCCGATCACCGCGCCGCTGTCGTCGATCGCGCCCAGCCAGGCGCTGACCGGACGGAACTGGTAATCCTCGGTCAGCGCCAGGCTGATCAGCGAGGCCGGCACGCCCGACAGCCGGAACTGCACCCCGGCCGCGCGCACGGCCGCCGTCTCGGTCACCTCGCCGATACCCAGCAGCGTGCCGGCGCCGGTCCAGGTCTCGCCGTCCCAGGACAGATCGCCGATGCCGCTCCACAGCCGCAGCGCGCCGCTGTCGAATTCGAAGGCGGCGAGCAGGATCGGCCGCAGCCGCGGCTTCACCACCTCCGCCGCCATGTTGCTGGTCAGGCTGCGCGCCATGGCTAAACGTCCAGCGCCTCGACGGCGCTGAAACTCACGCCGTGGATCCGCAGCGCGTCCGCTTCCCAGCCCAGCACGTTTCCGGCCATGCGGAACACGCCCTGCGCGGTGGGGCCGACCGTGATCGCCGTGCCGTCGGTCAGCGCGGTGCGCAGCTGCGGAAAGATGTCGACCGCGCCGGCGCCGTCCGGGCTGCTCGCCGTGCCGTCGACGTCGTTCAGCACCATATGCAGCCGCGCCGTGGCGCCGGTGCCGAGCTGGATATAGTCGCCGGCCTTCCACACATCGGCCACCGCCGCCAGGCCGCGCACGTTCAGCACCGTCGCCCGCGCGCTGTGCGCGCCGTCCACCACCGGCGTGCCGCCGCCGGCGCCGTGCAGCGTCCGATAGTCCGGATTGCCGAGCAGGAAGGTGCCCTTGCGGCCGCGCAAGGACAGCAGGAAGGCCCGCCACAGCCGCGCCTGCGCCTCCGGCATCGGCGCCAGGTCCAGCTCGACCGCCCAGCGGTCGCCGCCATGGTCCTGCACCTGGGTCGCGAAGGTGAAGGGCGATTCCGAGGCGGCCACCGCCACCTGCGGCGACCAGCGGCTGCGCACGAAGCCCGGCGCGGTCGGCAGGGTCAGGGGATAGGTGATGGTCATCGCCGCCCCATCAGCTCTGGCTGACCGCGCCGAAGAAACCCGGATCGCGCAGCCGGGCCTCGCGCGTCGCCTGCTTCGCCGCCTCGACGAAGCGCGGGAACGCCTCGCTCATCGCCGCCCGCGCCTCGGCGCGCGCATTCTGCGCCGTCGCGTGGATCACCGGCGCGAAGGTGAAATTCATGCCGCCGCCGCCGGACATCGCGCGGCGGGTCTCGCCGGCCGGCAGCACCGTGCCCGGCGAGCGCGGCACCACCAGCTCCGGCCCCTGCTCGCCGACCATGTAGGCGCGGCCGGCCATGACGTCGCCGCCCGAAGCGCGCGGCCCGCCGAAGGCGATATTCGGATTGCCGCCCGGTCCGAAGGGCGAGCCGCCGGCCGCGGCCGTGCCGCCGCCGCCGAACAGACTGCCGAGCGTGCTGGCGCTGGTGCCGAAGATCGCGTTCTTGATCGGGTTGATGATCGCCAGCTGCATGAAGGTCTCGAGGATCGAATTCGCGACCTGCGAGGCGACGTTGCGGAAGCCCTCCATCGCGCTGCCGGCCTGGGTCATCGACTGCACGATGCCGGCGCCCAGCCGGTCGAAGCCATCCATCAGGGTCCGCGTCACCGGGTCGGTCTGGGCCAGCTCGTCGCGCAGCCGCGCCTGCGCGCGCGCATAGGTCTCGGCCGTGATCAGGCCCTGCTGCTGCAGCGCGTCCAGATCCTCGGTCTGCCGCGCGAAGGTCTCCATCGGCTTCTCCAGGCTCTCGGTCAGCCGCTTCGCGTCGTCGACCGCCGACTGGAATTCCTGCCGCGACTGGCGCGCCGATTCCGCCGCCGCCTTGCCCGGATCGACCGGCGCCACTTCCTTGGCGATCCGCGCCGCGTCGACGGCGGCGAGGATCTGTTCGCGCTCGGCCGCCGTCAGGTCGCGGATCTTCTGCCCCTTGCTGTCGAGCAGCTTGCTCTCCGCCTCGAGCAGCGCCGTGGCGCGAGCGCGCTCGTCGGCCGACATCCGCTCCAGCGCCGCGGCGTTCTTCAGCCCGGCGAGATACTTGTCCAGCTTGACCTGTTCCTTGGCCGGCCCGCCGCCGCCGCTGCTCGCCACCGGCGGCGGCGCCCCAGCGGACCCCTCGCCCGGCGCGGTCGGCATCGGAATCGTCACCGACGGCACCGGCGTCGAAGTCAGTCCTTCCAGATAGCCCGGCCCGGTGCGGCTGTAGAGGAACTTGCCGATGGCGCCGAAGTCGAGATTGTCGATCGCCGTCTTCAGCGCGCCCAGCTCCTTCGCGCTTTCCGCCGCGCCTTTCAGGATGGTGGCGAACATCGTGCCCAGCACCCCCACCCCGGTCGCGAAGTCGGGGCTGGCGATGATGGCGCGCACTTCGTCCAGCACCGCGACCAGCTGCTGCGTGCTCTGCGCCGCCTTGTCGCCTTCGCCGACCACGCGCAACAGCTCGTTGCGGATTTTCGTCAGCGCCTGCCCGACCGTGATCTGGGTCTTATCGAACTCGGCCTGCAGGACCGGCAGCTGCGACAGGAAGGCGGCGAAGAAATCCTGCGACGACACCTTGCCGTCGATCACCAGGCCGCGCAGCTTCGACACCGATCCGCCGGCGGCGTCCAGCCCGGCCGCCACCGCCTGGGCGATGCGCGGCGCGCCTTCCAGGATGCTGTTGAACTCCTCGGCCCGCACCGTCCCGGCGCCAATGGCCTGGGTCAGCTGCAGGATCGCGCCAGAGGCCTCGGCCGCGCCGCGACCTTCGATCGCCAGCGCCTGGCCGATGCCCTGGGTGAAGGCGTACAGCTGTTCCTGCGAGGCGCCGAGATCGTCGTTCGCCAGCGCCAGACGCGCATACAGCTCGACATTCCCGGCCAGTTCGGTGCGGGTCGACTGCGCGATCTGGAACAGCCGCCGCTGCGCCGCCGCCGCGGCATCGGCCGAGCCGGTGACGACGTTCAGCCGGTTCGACAGCTTGGTGTACTCGTCGGACAGCCGCACTAGCTCGCGCACCGCGACCGCGCCGGCGAGGCTCGCCGCCATGCCGCGCGCGAACCCGGCCACCGCCGTGCCGGCCCGCTTCATCGACAGGTCGAAGCCCTGCATCGTTCGGCCGGTGCTGGTGCCGAAGCTGGCGATCTGCCGGTCGGCGCGCGCCAGCTCGCGCGACAGCATCGCCGTGTCGGCCTCGAGCCGGACGACCAGCTGCTGCAGGGTGGTTGCCGCCATTGGATCAGGCCTCGCTACGCTTGCGGATCGAGCGGCTGGGTGCGCCGTGGCTGGCCACCAGCGCCGCGAGCCGCGATTCGCTCATCGGTTCGACATGGCCCGGCGTCATGCGCTTGCGGGCCTGCAGCATCAGATCGACCTCGGCCGGCGTGCGCCGCCAGATCCCTTCGGGGTCCGCCGGCCACAGCGCGAAGGCCGCGATCAGATATTCGCCGAGCGGGTCGGCTTCGGCGAGCGGGACACCGCTTTTTTTTTAGACGACGCCCCGTAGAAGGTCAGCAGGCAGGTCAGGAATTCCGTCATCTGCCGCTCCTTGCCGCCGATGCCCTCCGCCATCAGCAGCTCGCCCAGCGCCTCGGGCGATGGCGCCTGGTCGCCATGCGCGGCCGCCAGGCCGGCATGCAGGATCGCGACCGCCAGTTCGCCGGTGATGCCGCCATTCACGATGCGCGCGGCGATCATCGGGATGTTTGCGCCGGCAGCAGCCTCGATATGGGCCAGCGCCTGGAAGGTCGGACGCAAGGTCCAGTTGCGATCGCCGATCTCGATCGCGACCTCGCCCAGGCGCTGGTTCACGGGATGCGTCATTTCGGCGGGTTCCCCTTGCCGTAGAGTTTGGCCTGCTGCTGCGCCGAGCGGCGGCGGTCAGTGTGCATCAGGGTCAGCGCGACGCTGCCGGCGGTCATCCGGTTGCGGATCAGGCCGCGCACCGACAGCGCCGACCAGGGCAGCTTCGCGCCGTTGAGCCGGTCGCGAAGCGCCCGGGGCAGCGCGTCGAAGGCGGCCATCTCCTCTGCCAGATCGACCGCCGATCCGGCGCCGTTGGCACGCGCCATCGCAGCGCTTACGCCGCGGTGAAGGTGACGGACCCGGCCGATTCCACGGTCATCGACTGCTGCACCGCGTCGGTGTGCTCGCCGTTGAACTCGAGATCGGTCAGGATGCAGGGCGCCTCGAAGGTGCCGAAGCTCGGCACTACGATCTGCCAGTTCGCGACCGCCGAGCCGAAGAAGTTCGTGCGCACGCTGGCCACGGCGGCATCGTCGACGAACCGGCCGGCGCCGGCGAACTGCACCGTCTTGACGCCGCCGCGGATCAGCCGGCGGAAGCGGTCGGTGTGGTCCTTCGACGTCACGTCGATCGTCTGTTCGTTCAGCCGGATCGCGTTGGTGGTGCAGCCGCCGACGGTCGAGAAGACCTCGGGCGACGCCCCGTTTCCCAGTTTGAGCAGCAGCTCGATGCCCTTCTGTTCGGCCATGGCCGGACCCTCCTGTCAGATTTCGGTGGATGGATACAGACGCGCCCACGGCACGCCCGCTTCGATTTCGGCCTTGTTCCACTGGCTGTAGGCCAGTGCCGCCGCCCAGGCCGTGCGGTCCGGCATCGCCGGCGGCGTCGCCAGCGCATGGGTTGCCACCGGCCACGCCATCGCGCCGCGGTCGAGGGCGCAGACGGGCACCCCGGCCAGCGCGGCGTCGACGCCGGCATTGGAGCTGAAGGTCACCACCCGGGCGGCGCCGTCCAGGGCATCGGCAAGCGTGCCGCCGATCGCCGGCAGCAGGCCCGGCCGGCAGCCGCTACGGTCCAGCGGATGCGGCCGGAACACCGGGCGCTCGCCGCGCGCGCGCAGCGCCGCCGCCACCGTGTCCGCCCAGTCATGGACGTCGAGGCCCTGGATCGCCGCGTCGCCGGGCACCTGGCCGATCACCAGGGTGTGGCCGCCGGCGAACGGCGTTCGCCAGTCGCGCAGCAGCGCCGCGAAATGCCGCTCGAACCGGTCCGCCGGCGCACCCGCGGCCGCGAAGTCGGCGCGGCCGTTGAGACCGTTGCGCCCGACCGAGGTCCAGGCCATGCGGTCGCCGAGATAACCGCGCTCGAGCACGACATAGTCGCGGCCGGCGGCGCGCTGCGCGGCAATGACCTTGCGCCAGCGATGCGACCAGAACACCGCGACGTCGCAGGCCGCGTCCTGCGCCGGGTTGACCTCGAAGACCAAGCCGTGCCGGGCCAGGCCGCGGCAGAACGCGCCGACCCAGTCCTGCTGATGCGCCGAGGGCCGCATGAAGGCATGAATGCGCATCGGGTCCCGCCTCAAGCCAGCGCCAGCGCGTCGACGGCGCCAAGGATCGGCGCCGGGTCGCTATCGTCGTCCCACAGGATGCGCTGCCGCGGGCCGGCCCAGGGCAGCTGCCCGCCGGCTTCGACGCCGCGCCGGCCCCAATCGGCGGCATTGGTTCCGGGCAGTCCCGCGACCAGCGGCTTGCAGACCAGCCAGGACAGGTCCGATAGCATCGGCAGGATCATCGGCCCGGTCAGCACGCCCAGGCACAGATCGGCGATCCGGTACAGCGCCGCGCGGAGATCCGCGTCCAGCGCCGCCGCCTCGGCCAGCGCCGACCCGCCGGAAGGCACCGCCGCCGCGTCGGGAATCACGACCGTCTGCCAGCCGCGCGACGCCAGTCCTGCCGCCACCGCCGACCATGTCGAGGCATTGCTGTTCCGCGCCGCTTCATGCGCCGCCTGGCGCAGCGTGATCACGGCCACCGGCGCATGCGCCGGCGCGGCCAGGCCGTCCAGCGCCCGGCGCAGCGCCGCGGGCGTGGCCTCCCAGACCGGCAGCCGGCCGGCTTCGGTCACGCCCTGCGCCGTCACGGCATCGATGGTGTAGCGGTAACGCCAGCAATCCGGCGCCCAGTCGGCCGGATAGACCGCCTCGGCGCGCGCGGCCAGCGCCGCCGCCTGCGCGCGGCTGCACGCCGCCACCGTGGTCAGCCCGTACAGGCGGCAGGCCGGATACAACACGTTCGCGGTCATCCAGCGCTTGCCGGGGCCGTCGAGATTGCGCATCGCCTTCAGCCCGTCCGGCGTCTCCGCCGGCACCACCAGCACCGTCGGCGCCGGATCCGTGCCAAGCGCCAGCAATCCCGCAGCGACATGGGTGACGATGTCCCAGCTCGGCCCCTGCCGCTGCTGGTCGACCACGATCAGGCGGCGCATGACGCCCCCCGCAGCGCATCCATCGCCCGCAGCACCGCGCGCGGGTCGTGCCGCGGCCAGGCCTGGATCGCGCTGTCCGGGCTGGCATGCCAGACCCGGGCGCCGATCCCGCGCAGTTGCGCCGCGGCATTGTCGTAGAAACCGTGCGACGTGGCCCAGGGCCGGTCGCAGACGCGGCCGGCGCCGTGCCAATAGCGGTCCAGCGCCGTGTGGTCGAAGCCGAACAGGAACAGGTCGAGCGGCCCCGCACCCGCGGCTGCCGCGTTGCGCAGCAGATGCCAGGCCAGCGAGATCGCGCCGGAGCCGGAATTGCTGTTGTGCCCGATCGCCCAGCGATCATGGGGCAGCCGGTCCGACGCGCAGCGCTCGAGCAGCAGCAGGCCGTCGATCGGCGACACCGGCGGCTCGCGCCAGCCTTTCTTGCGCGCGTCCGGCGACAGATAGTCGGACGGAACGGCCGCGACATGCCGCATCGCCGGATAGAACGGGAACCGCGTGCGCAGGATCGCGGAATCGATGGTGAAGGCGTAATGCGGCCGGAACGGCAGATGCACCGCCGCCTCGTTGACCG